TGACAGAGAAGAAAAAACTTTGAAATACTACGGATGGGTAAAATAAAAGATATATTTAACCGATTGGTTAGGGCATTTTTTGAAACTGTTCAATATCATTAATTTAAAGGGGGGAGTGTTTCCCCCTTTTTTTATGCTTTAAAGATTATGACAAAAAACGAAATAAGTAAACGAATAGTAGAAATTGAAATGATTATTCAAAACGCAATTTGGAAAGGACATAGATGTTCTTTATTGGATGAATATCAACCATTACGAATAGAACAAAACATATTAAGGTGTATGTATTTTGGTAAGGATTCACCATATTGTAAACTGATGAAATAATTTTAGAGGAGGGCTTGTGTAATTCAATTTTATTTCGTATATTTGATTTGTAATTGAGTTGTAACCCTAAATCAAATCATATGGCAATTGAAAACTTCATCGGACAAAATGTAAATGTAGTAGTTACTTTGAAAAATGGTAAATCCGATAAGAAACTACTTAAAGTTTGTAAAGCTAACACTCGTTCGGTTCTATTCATTGAAGTGGATAAGCCAAATCGTAAAAACATCTTCCGAAAGGTATCTACCAAAGATATTATGAATGTAGTAAACGATGATACGTCTGGAAATAATGTAAATTCAGTTTATATGAAGAAAGGTGTTTTACTTTCTCAAAACAAATGGGAATCTTCTTGGGATTCTATTGGAAATAAAACTATTAGTGGGAATACCTATGGGTATCGTTCCACTACCAATTCACGAGCTGGTTTTCCAATGGTATAGCTTGTGTAATTCAATTTTATTTCGTATATTAGTAATATAAATCATAAAACACTTAAAACTTAAAACACTATGGGACTAGATATGTACCTCTCTAAAAAAACTTATGTTAAACAATGGGAACATAAGGGTGATGAAAACTTCCAAGTTGAAGTAACGAAAAAAGGTGAAACTGTTTCACACATCAAATCAGAACGAATTTCTTACGTTGAAGAAGAAGTTGGTTACTGGCGTAAATCAAACCAAATCCACAATTGGTTCGTTCAGAATGTTCAAAATGGTACTGATGATTGTGGTACATATTTTGTTTCAGAGGAACAATTAGAAGAACTTTTGGAATTGTGTAAACGAGTAATTGAAAACAATGAGTTGGCAGATGAACTTCTACCATCTACTGATGGATTCTTTTTTGGTTCAACTAATTATGATGAGTGGTATTTTAAAGACCTGAGTGATACCATTAAAATTATTGAAACACTTCTTTCAGAACGAAACGAAGATGGGTATTTGGATGGAGATGTTTATTACCATTCTTCTTGGTAAATTTAATTTAGTATTTTTTCTATAAACCTTTTAAAAAAACGATGACAAGTAAAAAATTAGTTATAGCATTTTTCCAAATTTTGGGTATTGTAGCTATGTTTGATTGGATTGTACTTCCTCTTCTAAGTGGTTCAGATACCATCGGAAATATTTTAGGTATTACTGTTGGATTCCTTACTTTGGCATTCGCAGTATTCACTTTGGATATTGATAAACTTTTCAAAAAAGATTTGGAAAGTTAATTTTTATTTCGTATCTTTGTATAGAAATGTAAATAGAAAGCCGGCCTGCTTGATATTTATATATGGTGTAGGAAAGACACCTTAATAAAACCTAAAACTTTAAACCTTAAACTATTAAACATTATGGCAATCAATTTAGATGCAATCAAAGGCAGACTTAACAAACTGCAAAACACCCAAAGAAAAACAGTAGAACTTTGGAAACCAGCACCAGGGAAACATCAAATTCGTTTAGTTCCCTATAAGTTCAACAACGAAAATCCTTTCATTGAACTTTTCTTCCACTACGGAATCAACAACAAAACCTATCTCTCTCCAATGTCCTTTGGACGTCCTGACCCAATCGTAGAGTTTGCGGACAAACTCAAGCGTATGGGTGATAAGGAAGACTGGAAAGCAGCTAAGAAGATGGAACCGAAACTTCGTACCTTCGTACCTGTATTGGTAAGAGGTGAAGAGGGTGAAGGTGTTCGTTTCTGGGGTTTTGGTAAGACCGTTTACCAAGAAATCCTTGGATACATCGCTGACCCAGACTATGGTGATATTACTGACCCATCAGCTGGTAGAGATGTAGTAGTAGAAGTTCAATCAGCAGAGGATGCTGGAACCTCTTATCCCGTAACTACCATCCGTGTAAAACCAAAGGAGACTCCACTTGCGGACTCTCAAAGTGAGATTGACGGATATCTCAACAATCAAATGGCAATTACTGACCTTTACTCAGAACTCACTTACGCAGAATTGCAGGGTGTGTTGGAGAGCTGGTTGAATCCAACTGCCGCTTCCGAAGGTGAAATTGAGGCTCCTATGGAGACCCGTTCATCAGTAGCACAAGCAGAGGATGCACAACCTGTGGTTAAACAAGCACCTGTAGCAGATACCAAAAAGATGGAAGATGTTGCTGCAGCATTTGATGACCTATTTAACTAATTAAACACATTTTATGGCTAAAAAGGAGCAGGATTTAGCAGAAATTCTAGCTGAATCGCTTAACAAGCAATCCAAAGATATGAAGGTTGCTTACTTTTTGGACTCCGAAGAAGCTCCCACCAATGTGGAAGGTTGGATTTCAACTGGAGCAGCAATGCTTGATGTTGCAATCTCCAACCGACCATATGGGGGCTTGCCTGTGGGAAGAATCACCGAAATTACGGGATTGGAGCAGAGTGGTAAATCATTACTCTCTGCCCATCTTCTCGCTGAAACTCAAAAGCAAGGTGGGGTAGCAGTATTGATTGATACTGAAACCGCAGTGAGTAGAGAGTTTTTAGAGGCAATCGGAGTTGATGTATCTAAACTCCTTTATGTATCAGCCGATTCGGTTGAACAAATTTTTGAGTTTACCGAAACCATCATTGAAAAGGTAAGAAACAATTCAAAAGATAGATTGGTAACAATCGTAGTGGATTCAGTAGCCGCAGCATCAACCAAAACCGAACTACAAGCGGATTATGGTAAAGATGGCTACGCAACTGATAAAGCTATCATTATTTCCAAAGCTATGAGAAAGATTACCAATATGATTGGTAGAGAAAAGATTACTTTGGTATTTACAAACCAACTTCGTCAGAAACTTAATGCAATGGCCTTCTCTGACCCTTGGACAACTTCGGGTGGTAAAGCTCTGGCTTTCCACGCTTCAGTTCGTCTTCGTTTGAAGAGTATCGGTTCCATCAAAGCAAAGGTAAATGGACAGGATAGAGTGATTGGTATTAAAGTCCGAGCGCAGGTAATCAAAAACCGAATGGGACCACCTCTCCGAGCTGCCGATTTTGATATCTTCTTTGATAGTGGTATTGATAACTACGGAAGTTGGTTGGGAGTAATGAAAGAGAACTCTTTGGTTAAGCAAGCTGGAGCTTGGTATACCTATGTTGATACTGAAACTGGTGAGGAAATCAAATTCCAATCCAAAGATTTCGTATCCATTATGACAGAAAGAGATGATATTAGAGAGCAAATCTACAAAAAGATTTGTGAACAAACGATTCTCCAATACAAAAAAGAGGGTGTTGATATTGATTCGTTAGAAATTGATTCAGCAATACCCGGTGAAAATGATTAAAAGTTATGAGTAGATTAAAAGAAATGTTGAAAGCATCTGCGGAAGCAGATAAGGCAAAAGCACTCCTTACTTTGGAGTTGTTGGAAAAACATCCTGCTGGTATTGGTGACCACTCTACAAAAGATTTCTACAACAATGCAGAGGAAGCTCTTCAAATGTTGGTAGATGCTGATGATAGATTGGAAGCTATTGAAAAATACTTTGGTAAGGAAATGTTAACCGGTGTAACTTACACCTCCACAACTACATTGTAATGAATATAGAACTCTACCAAAAATTACTGAATCAGGTAAAGACAGAGCATGCTCAAAACCAAAACCGAAGTAGGAATGGTAGGGTATTGATTATTGACGGGCTCAACACCTTTATCCGAAGTTGGACAACCAATCCAGCTATGAATGAGAATGGTGAACACATCGGAGGGGTTGTTGGCTCGTTGAAATCAATTGGATTCCAAATCAGAGAATTTAACCCAACAAGGGTTGTAGTTCTTTTTGATGGAAAAGGTGGTTCGGCAAGTAGGAAGAAAATCTTTGAAGGTTATAAGGCCGATAGGTCAAAGAACCGATTCAGAGTAAATCGTGCCTATCCCGAAATGATGACCGAAGAAGATGAACAACTCTCAATGAAGAGGCAGTTCGTTTGGTTAGCGGACATTTTAGATTACCTACCCATCACTACTATGATTTATGATGGAATTGAAGCGGATGATGTTGTTGGTTATTTAGCAAGACACGTTCTGAAAGAAGATGAAGAATGTGTTATTGCTTCAACCGATAAAGATTTTCTTCAATTAGTAGATTCTAAAACCACAGTCTATTCACCAACAAAAAAGAAAACATACAAACCTGATTTAATCAGAGAAGAGTATGGAATATCACCCCAAAACTTCCTATTTTATAGGGTTTTAGATGGTGATAAATCTGATAATGTTCCAGGTGTGGATGGTTGTGG